GGAGAAGGTCGAGCAGTCGATGGAAGCGCAGGAGCTTCAGATCAAGGCTTACGACGCCGAAACCAAGCGCATCTCAGCCGTGCAGGCGGGCATGACGCCAGAGCAGATCCAAGAAATCGTCATGGGCACCATCGCCGCCGCCATCGACACGGGCGATCTGGTGCCCGGCGGATCGGGGCCGATGCGTGAAGAGATGCCGATGATGGCCGAGCAACCCATGATGGCCGAGCAACCCATGATGGCTGAACAGCCGCCGATGGTCGAAGGGATGCCGCAATGAGTTGCGAAAAGTTTATCGGCACGCTGTTTCTGGCCCGCGACGTGACGCACAGCGTCCACCTGAACACGCGGTCGTTCGCCAAGCACAGCGCCTTGAACACGTTCTACGACGAGATCGTTGATCTCGCGGACAAGTTTGCCGAAACCTACCAAGGGAAATACGGCCTGATCGGGCCGATTTCGCTGATGTCGGCCAAAAAAACCAACAATGTCGTCGATTTTCTGGAAGATCAGGTCGAGGACATCATGAACATGCGGTACGAGGTCGTCGATAAGGAGTGCACGCCGCTCCAGAACATCATCGACGAAATCCTCGCACTGTACTATTCCACGCTATACAAGTTGAAATTCCTTGCATAAGGACATGCGATCATGGGCCTGAAATACACAACTGACTGCCTCGGCTACCAGCAGATCACATCGCTGTCGGCTTCTACGGCGCTGACGCCGCCTCGCGGCGCCACCCGCGCCCTGATCGCGCCGCTGACGCAGACCGTGCGCTGGCGCGACGACGGCGTGGTCCCCACGGCGTCCGTTGGGATGCCGGTCGCTGCGGGCACGTACCTGAGCTACGACGGCGACCTGAACCGCATCCGCTTTATCGAGGCGTCCGCTTCGGCCGAGCTGAACATCACCTATTACGCTTGAAGGACCAACGCCCATGACCTTCTCAACTTCTCCTAGCCCTGGCGTCACCCTTCAGGGCGGCGGAAGCAGCGGCGGCGGTGGTGGCGGCACGCCGGGCGGCTCGTCCGGCCAAGTTCAGTACAACAACGGCGGCGCGTTTGGCGGCATGGCGGGAACGTCATGGGACAACACTACGCGCGCGCTGACGATCACAGGCTACTCGCTGACGGGCTCTGCGAACGCGAGCTTCATGGACCTCGCGGGAACGTGGAACACGACAGGCACGCCCACCGCGATCAAGCTCAACATCACCGACACGGCTTCGAATGCGGCCTCGCTGCTGATGGATTTGCAGCGCGGAGGCGTGAGCCAGTTCAACGTCAACAGAACAGGTATGACCTCAATCGTCACTGGAATTGCAAATTCTGGCGTTGCAACGTTGAGGCTTTATGGCGTCTCCGGGACGAATAACTCTCGTGGTGGACTTTCTTTCTATTCTACGTTTCCAACAGGAGCAGACACAGGCCCTAGAAGGCTTTCTGATATTTATTCTGGTTTTGCAGATACCACTTGGAACAACGCATACATCAATCTGGCAGTCGCAACAGGGGCAAACGACGCCGCAGATATAACAACAACAAGTATGCAGATAACGCGGCTTGGCGCTAGTTTGTTCTCCCAGCTCTCGTTGTTTCCAACTGCAAATAATCCGAGTACTGCCGACCTCTTCCTCACCCGCCGTGGCGCTGCGAACCTGCGGCTTGGCGCTGCGGACGCCGCTGCCCCCGTCGCGCAGACGCTCTCCGTTCAGAGCGTCGTGGCAGGCACGACGAACACCATTGGGCAAGAGTTTCGCATTGACGGCTCGCAAGGCACAGGCACGGGCGCTGGCGGTTCGCTGGTGTTCCGCGTTGCGCCTGCTGGGTCGAGCGGCTCGGCGCAGAATGCGTTGGCGACGGCGCTGACGATTGCGAGCGATCTTAGCTCTAATTTTTCAGGTAACATTTTTAGCACACAGGCATCATTCAGTCTTGGTAACAACTCTACTAGATGCGTCACATTTGGCGGAGGAGTTGCAACCTTTACGTTGAATGGAAACTCAACACTTGTTGTAAACGACAGCAATGGCGTAGAAGTACGAAGCGCGCTGCGTCTTGGTTGGTCTGATGTCCAGATGTGGCGCGACGCCGCCAACAAGCTCGCGCTTAAAAACGGCGCAAACGCGCAAGAGTTCCGCGTTTATGAGACCACCGCAGGCACGATCTACAAGGCCATCCTTGGCGACCGTGGGCTCATGAAAATTTCAGGCGCTGCGTTCGCTGACGGCGCTGGCGCGCAAGCTGGCACGCTTACAAATGCGCCCGCTATCGGAAACCCAACAAAGTGGATTTCAATCGACGATAACGGCACGACCCGATACATCCCGGCTTGGTAAGGGGGGAACCATGCTCACAGTCACATTCACGCAAGAAGACCTAAACTCGCTTTCTGCCCTACTCGACGTAGCAGTGAAGGCGTCCGGCATCCAAGGCGCACGCGCGGCGCTGCCGATCATCGACAAACTGGAAAAGGCCGTGGCGCAGGCCAACGCGCCGCAACCGACAGTGGAGACTGAATAATGGCTATCATCGACTACGGCGTCAAAAGCCCGAACCTCACGCTCGACGTTGAAATGGAGCTGTCCGACGCGGACAGCGAGCGCGTCGTCACGTATCTCATGGCCGCAACGCCCTACGGCACGGTGACCGAGAACGTCGTGCAGAAGGTTCCGAACCCGGCCTACAGCCCAGACCAGCCCGACCCGAACGACCCGCCCGAATACATCGAGCAGCAGGCGTGGGTCAGCCGCCCCGCCACTCCGGAGGAGGCCCTGACGGGCTACGCCGAAGCCGTCATGAACGACATCCTCAATCAGGCGTTTGCGTGGGATCAGTCTCAGGCTGCCGCTGCCGCTGCCGCCGCCGTGCCGCCGATCACGCCGATCAGCCCGCCCATGCCCGTGCCGCCCATGCTTGACGTTGTCGCTCCGGTTAAGGTCTGATATTTGACAACAACCCGTTGTCTTATATAGTGTTGCATAACCGTACTGGCGCGGCGCACCAGGTCCGAAAGGAACACCTATGAACGACGATACTTTAGCGGCCTCGACCGCGCCGGAACCGGACGCCACGGCAGCCCCCGTTCCTGAGACGACCACGCCGGAAGGACAAACGACTGACAAGACCTTCTCCCAAGAAGAGCTTGACGCCATAGTCGGAAAGCGCCTTGCCCGAGAACAGCGTAAGTGGGAACGAGAACAAGCCCAGCGATTGGCAGAAACGCAGGCAAGAGCGCCTGTAGCACCGCCGGCAGCAGACGATTTTGAGAGCGCCTCAGCCTACGCAGATGCGTTGGCCGACCAGCGGGCTCAAGAGCTTCTGAACAAGCGGGAAGCAGCCAAAGCGCAAGCTGAGTTGCTTGACGCCTACCACGACCGGGAAGAGGAAGCCCGCAGCAAGTACGACGACTTCGAACAGGTCGCGTACAACCCCAAGCTCCCTGTGACCGACGCGATGGCGCAGACAATTCAGGCCTCCGAGATTGGCCCCGATGTCATTTACTGGCTCGGTTCCAACCCCAAGGAAGCCGCTCGCATATCCGCTCTCCCTGGCCTCCTGCAAGCGCGAGAGATCGGTAAGATTGAAGCCAAGCTGGCGACCAATCCTCCGGTCAAACGAACATCAACCGCTCCGGCTCCTATTGCTCCGGTCGCGGCCCGTGCGAGTGGATCGTCTGCTTACGACACGACAGACCCCCGGTCTATCAAGACCATGTCAACGTCGGAGTGGATTGAAGCCGACCGGCTGCGACAGATCAAGAAGCTGGAGTCCCTCAGACGTTAAGTATCTGAAAGGACTACCAAATGGCTAACAACATTCTTACAATCGACATGATTACGAGGAAAGCCCTCGAAATCTTGGAGAACAACCTCGTCCTTACTCGCACTGTGAACCGTCAGTACGACGACTCTTTTGCGGTTGAGGGCGCCAAGATCGGCTCCACACTCCGCATCCGCCTCCCCGACCGCGCTCTGGTCACGGACGGCGCTGCCCTTCAGGTTCAGGACGACAACGAGCAGTTCACCACGCTCGCCGTCTCCAGCCAGAAGCACATCGGCGTCAACTTCACGACCGCCGAACTCACGATGCAGCTCGACGACTTTGCTGAACGCGTTCTCAAGCCGCGTATCTCGCAGCTTGCTTCGTCCATCGACGCGGACGTCGCCAACTCGTTCAAGTCGATCTACAACTCGGTCGGCACGCCCGGCACGACGCCCGCGACTTCGCTGGTGTTGCTCCAGGCGCAGCAGAAGCTGAACGAGGCTGCCGCCGTCATGTCGCCCCGCTACGCCACCGTCAGCCCCGCCGCTAACGCCGGGCTTGTCGAGGGCCTGAAGGGCCTCTTCAACCCCACCGACACCATCAGCCGCCAGTTCAAGAACGGACTGATGGGAACCGGCGTGCTGGGTTACGAAGAGATCAACATGTCGCAGTCGATCAAGCAGTTCGCGACAGGCACGTTCTCTCGCGGCGCTTCGACGACGGTCACCACGACCATCTCGGCTCAGGGCGCCACGACTGTTGTCCTGACGCAGGGCTCCGCGACGACCACGCTCAAGGTTGGTGACGTGTTCACCATCGCGGGCGTCAACGCCGTCAACCCGCAGACCCGCGAGTCCACTGGTTCGCTCCAGCAGTTCGTCGTCACTGAGGACACTGCTGGCGTCTCCGGCACGTTCACCGTCAAGGTCAGCCCGGCGATCTACACCGCTTCCAACGCCCTTGCCACTGTGGACACGTTCCCGCAGTCTGGCGCGGTCGTCACGTTCCTCGGCGCTGCTTCAACGCAGTACCCGCAGAACCTGATCTACCACAAGGATGCGATCAGCTTCGCCACTGCCGACCTTCTGCTC